TCACTGGTCACTCCTCAACGCTTCAGGCAGCTCCGGCCACGGCGGAATCGTGCCCGTCTCCACACCGTGCTGGATCATCGCGTAATGACGCGCCCAAGCAATGTCACGCTTCTGATACTTCGTCAGGTTCAGCTCGATCATGTCGATCCGCTCCGCCTGCTTATTGCCCCGCTCCCGCTCCGCTGCGAGGTCTTCCTGCAACTGATCCAGGCGGGTGTTCTCGATCGTTCCCTTGCGCGGTAGGAGGGCGATCAGGGCGACGACAATAGCGAGACCCCAACCGCCGATCGTGGGTATCAAATCCATACAGCTCTCCTACATTCGAGGCCACCAACCCGGGTCGGGCGGGAACGGGTCAGTCATCGCGACGCTTGCTCAGCCACGCCCCGAACGCGATGACAACGGCGAGAATCACTAGCGCCGCGCAGCACACCCCGAGCAGTGGGACGATCGTCGGCATCATTCCCGCCCGGCGCGTACCGCAGCGCAGGCGCTCTTCACCGCGTTGTAGTGCGAGACTCCAACAATCGATGACGGAGCGGCGACGCCGAACGTGCGGAGGATGTTCGTGTTGTACTTGCCGTCGGCGGATTCGAACTCGTGAAAGAATCCGCTCTCGGTATTGAAGATCGCATTGATCTGCTTCCCGCCGGTCTGGACTGCGATGAAGCCGTTTGCGTTGGCCATGAGGTTCTCCTTCTGGGATTGTGTGAGTGTGGGGGTCTTGCCTGCGTCGACGCTGCCAACGGTGAGGGCTCGCGGCCGCAGGTAGCCGATGAGCCCGTTGGTGATGAGGTCCGCGATCTGCACGGCCCCCGGGTTCTGGGTGAGGCAGCGCAGCATGCGCCCGCCGGGGAGCGCCTCGAGCACGGTCGCGACGTGCGACCACGGGTACCAGACGGTCCCGTAGTCCCAGAACGCGACGTCGCCAGGACGCGGCGTCGCCGATGCCGGCAGGATCTCGAACCACTGCTCGAGGCCGGCAGCGCGGGCATTGTGGAACACGTTGCACGCGTACCCCGAGTGCGGGTTGCTGCCGCCGGCGTCCGCCCACGTCGTGAGCGATGGCACGCCGATGAAGTTTGTTGCGTAGTGAGACCACTGGTCCCAGCACTGTGCACCGAACCAGCCGTCGACGTCGATGTATTGCGAGCGCACCGAGCTGACGTACTGCCCGAGCGTCGCGAGAGTGGGCGCCATGCGTTCCCCTTTCGTGGGAATGAGAAAGCCCCGCTACTCGGCGGGGCTCGGTGGGGTTTCGGTGGTTGGTTCGGGTGGAGACGCTTCAGCGGTGCGCAGCGCTTCGACCGCGGCGAGAATCATCGCGTCAGTGATCCCGTCGGTATTGCTAGTGGCGTACTTCTGCACCCACTCGGGCAACGCTGACAACACCCACATCTGGCTTGCCGCCCACTGCACCGGATTCCCTTCCCCAAGTGATGCTGCACACGCCGTCACACGACGCAGAATCGACTCATCATTGGCAAGCTGCCACTGAACCAAATACGACACCAGTACCTCCTAAATTCACTTGCCCCAACGCCCGGACCCGGCGAACCGTGCGAGCGCTGCGGAATGGTTGTTGCGGAGCGTCAAGAACCCTGAAGTGGTTACGACGCCCGTCGCAGGAAGAGAAGCCCATCCGTTGCACAGGAACGGTTGAGCGGTGGCGGGGTACGCCCATGACGGGAGCTGCACGAAGTTCACGCGCTCCGCCCCCGCCGCTACGTTCGTGGAGAAGGTGAGGTCGTATTCCATGACGATCTCGCCGTTCGTCTGCCGGATACGCAACGACCCTGCAGTGATCCCAGGAACCGTGACCGTCACCCAATCGCGGTCACCAGAGAACTCGACTGCCGCCTGGAACTTGATCGGCCCTTTTACTTCGACCCGATCTCGGAAAAAGACAATCGCGTTCTGCCCGTTCCCGTTGACGCCGCCAATAAAATATGACTCGTCATCCAGGTTCGGAACAATATCGAAGTAGAAGTCTGACGAAGCAGCGCTCTTACGAGACAAGAGGTTTAGCTGCCCACCGTCCTGCGAGCTCGCCACCACGAACCCGCGCGCAGCGCCGCTAGCTGAGAAAGCTGATCGAACTCGCATGTAGGAGCCTCGAGCCTCGACCGTCCCGTACGGGGCCACCCCAGTCATCTCTCTGTCGTAGTGCGCGATTCCGCTCAGGTCTGTGGCGTGCACGAGATAGCGCCCGACACCCGCTGATCGAATCCCAGTCGAGTTAACCCACCCATAGTTGAAGCTGCCATCATTCAACGAGAGGCCACCGTTGAGTGTGAGTTGACCGCCCGAGGAATTCAGCGAAGCGACCATTACGCCTAGGGTGTTGAACGCTTTAAGGCCGTCCACATCGAACTGCAGGCGCTGCCCGGTCGCAGCAGTTCGGATCACTGACCCCGTGATTGTCATGCCGTCGATTGCTGTCGCAGCAAGCTTCGCCGTCGTGATTGCGCCGGCCGCGATCTTGTCAGCCACGACCGCCCCGACCGCGAGCTTCTCTGCAGTGACTGCGAGCGCCGCCAGCTTGTCCGTCGCGATCGCACCAGCAAGGATCTTTTCAGCCGTCACAGCGTCCGCGGCGATCTTCACCGCCGTCACCGCGTCAGCTGCGATCTTCCCGGCAGTGATCGTAAGCGCCGCTATCTGCCCAGCCGTCACCGACTCCGCCACCAAACGTGAACCCGCCAACGTGCCATACGTGCCCGACCCGATCGACACCACCGGAATCACCGACTCCGACAACGGACGCTGCACCCATCCCAACGCCGTGAGCTCCCACACCTGCGTGACCTGACCCGAACCATTCCGCACGTACCAGATCGCACCAATTGGACGCCCCGAAGCATCACCAGCAACCGGGGCAACGGTTGCCCACTTGTTCACCCCGTTCGCGAGGTTCTGAGCCGCCAACGCATCCTCAATCGCTTGCGTCGCATCCGACACCGCATCCGCGGCATCCGACACCGCCTGAGCCGCCTCAGAACGAGCCAGACCCGCCTCAGTGAGTGCCGTATGCGCATCCGCGAGCGCTTGATCAAGTTCGAGTTTCGCGGCCGCCAGATCCGCGTCCAGCTCGGCCGCGAACTCAGCCGCCCAATCCGCACCATCCGCAGCGATCTGCCCAACGTCTTCCGCTTCCCAAGCGTCTTCCGTCATTTCCGGAAGAACGTCGACCACATCATCGGAGATGTCGCGGGAATCCGTGATCTCGCCATCCTGCAGTTCGACCGACTCGGCAGTGTCCGAAGCACCCACCAGCAACGAATCGACAAACACTTCATCGTCACCAACAGTGACCGTGCTCCGGGACACCTGGCCCGTACGAGCCAACTGCTGAGTGCCTCGCACCGCCCGAGCCGACAACCCGAAATCAGCGCGCGTATTCATCTTCCGACGCAGGCTCTGAACCATCTACGCATCCCCCAACATCAAGTCGATCAGGTCTTCCCCAACCCACTCCAACTCCTCAATGCGCTGCCACAACCGTTGCCGCCCAGCCCACCCAGAATCCGCGTCCACGAGGATCGTGTCACCCACCTCGAACGTACCAAACTCAGCGTTCGGGTGGTTCACGACCCGCACCGCAGCAACCTTCAACGGGCGCGACCGCACCGCAAGTTCTGCCTGAGCGAGTTTCTGCAGCACCGACTTCTTGGTGACGTTCTTCGCATCAACGACATGCACTTTGCGGCGGCGAGCAGACTTCACGGCAACGGTGACCTCGAGAGAGTCTTTTCCCTCACCAGCCCCGATCGCTTTCACCACGTTCGCATACTCGTTCGAGTCAGCCTCAATCGCGACCGTCTCAACGATGTTGTCGCCCTCAACGAACGCGAGCGCCGTCTGCTTCTTCCCTACTCGGGGAACTGCGCGGATCTCTTTCAGGATCTTCGACCGGTCAGCATTCCAGCCCGACCACTCACCCCACTCGTATCCGACCTCGTCGAGCGCCTCCTGGATGGCTTGCATGCAATCCGGGGTATCCCACCACAAGATCTTCCACGCGCCACCGTCGTCGCTCTGCTTCTCTTTCTCCGCTTTCAGCTTCTCACTGGCAGTCTTCAGCGTAGCGTCAGCAGTCTTGATCTGTTCTCGGAGCGCGACCAGTGCGGAGTCGATCGGGGCAAGCGCGACTTTCTTTGCCGACTGCGCATTCTTCACCGCTTGCACTGCAGCGTTACGGAGGTTCTGCGCCGCCGTCACCTCTTCCGGGGTTGGCTTCGGGTCGCGCTTTCGCAACGCCTGCAACTCCGTCAGACGCATCTTCGACACCGCCTGCAGCCCCTTGATCGTCACATCATGAGACTTCGTGACCTGCTGCTTCTCCTTCGTCTTCACAGTGCGAGCATCGGTGAGTAGCTTCTTCACCCGCTTCGCTTCACGCGCCGCCTCATTTGCATCATCCACCTTCTCGTCTGAGTCCGTGCCCACACGAACCGTCGAAGACCCCGTGAGCGTCACCCCGATAGACGCGCCAGCGAACGACTGCGCATGCGTGACCACATGCCGTGCTACGGCAACAGGGTCAACCTGCACGCCCCGATACTCGCCCTCATACGGGCGGTCAGCGAAGTAATCCGAGAACCCCGCACCATCAACCCGCCACACCGCGCCCTCAAACTCAGCACGCGTGACCAGCCAAGTACCACGAATCACACCATCAGATTCCTCATGAATGAACGTCGCATACGGGTCAATCAGCTTGTCCGTACCAGCCCACTCATACGCGGCCACTACCGGAACAATCTGCCCCGAAAACGAGCCCGCACCATTCAGACGACGCCCCGCACCAGAAACAACAATGGGGAGTTCCAAATCGAGGAACACCCCATCCGAAATGCGTTCAACAATGTAGCGAAGCATCAAGCCCCCTAATTAGACCGCTGTCTCGTAGAACTCGATATCGAGCACCAATGACGAACCCGCATCCAAGATCGGTGCAGCGGAGGCGGTCGAGCTCGCAGTGCGGTACGCCTTCGGCAAGAACTTCTTCGACGTACCACGCAGCCCTGACGGGATCGCGACATCACATGCCGCCGCCATCATGTCTTTCCCGACCGTCGTAGAGTTCGGGGTTTCGTACACCGTGTTCGGGCAGTTCACCCGGTTCGGGTCACTGTTCAACCCGATCTGAACCCAGGTCGCACCCAACGAGCGGCCGGCGGGAATCTTCACCCCAGCCCACGTCATGATGATGCGTGCACGCTGCGCCCACGACGGAATATCGATAGCACCGACCACGTCGTCAACGAACTCAGACGGCCACCAATCACCACCAGTAGGCCACGGGTCCACGTTCGTGATCTGGCTCGAGAACCCAGACGGTGAAGCCCACGTACGGAGAATGCGGACACTCCGTGGAGACTGCACCACACGCAAATCCTCAATCATCGCGTTCGTGATCGTCCCCGTCGACACCGGCCAGTTAATCGCCGCCAACGTCACACCCGTCACATTCGCGTACGGGCCGGTCGTGATCTGATCCAACGACTTCACCCCAGCAGCAACCCCCGGGATCACCGTCACCCGAACAAAATTGTTGCCGTCCTGCCACTCCTCCGGAGTCGTCGGAGCCGGATACGTCACCGACCCCATCTCCGGATCAGTGACCTCCAAAATCACCAAATCCCGACGCCCACCAGACGACCCCGTACCAGGCACATCCAACACCGTCACCTGAGCATCATTAATCGGTCCATACGACTCCCGAGAAGCAGCATCCGAATCACGCGACTGCGCAACACCACCACCCGGAGCGACCCGAAACCCAGTACCAGGCACCGCCAACGCCGACACCTTCAAATCACCAGGACGAGAAACACCAGAACCCTCACCAACCTGCTGCTGATAAGCGCGCCGAAACAACCGAGCCGAATGCTGCGCACCATTAATAACCCAAGGCACCAACCAAGCCATAACCCACTCCTCAAAAACTCGTAAAAGCCGGGTTACGGATAACCCCAAGCTCAGCAGAACCAGTCGGGTCATACCCGCGCAGAACCACCGTGTGAACACCCGGACGCAACGACACATCCGACAACCGCGAACCAGACGGCGACAACGCCCCCGGAAACGGAGACAACACATCCGGAGAACCCAAATAGCCGCGCTGCACCCACCGCGCCCACGGCCGCGTATCCACCCGCAAAAACTGGTCATACGCCAGCGTCGTCCGGAAGACCAGGCGCCCAACACCAACGATCTCGATCTCCGGATTCGTGACCGGCCCGAACACCTCAAACACCGGCCACGTCGCAACATCACCACCAACAACCACCGAACTATTCCGCTCAGCCGGCCCCGAATCAAACGTGAACGGAGCCTCAGCCGGGAACGTCAAACCACCCGACACAGGCGGCACAAACCGGACCCGCGTCAACTCCTCCGGGCCATACCAAAGATCATCAGCCGCCTGGAACTTGGCGGACACTTTCGCATACCCCGACTCCACACGCTGCGCGTCAGATTCAAACTCGCGTGGCCGGCCAAACATGAACCGGCCTCGCGGATGCTGCAAAGTCGCCATCGAACCACTACGGAGTCGGTCACCATCGTTTCGCCAAGCAGCAGCCAGTTCCGAAAGCCCCTCGAGAGTTCTTTCTTCCGAGCCACCATTCACCCATAGCGAGAAGGAAAGTGACGCGGGAGGTCGAAAATCCTGCCCGAATCGCGTGCTGTCGCTTCTTGGGATGTCCCGGTCATCGACGCGGAGCTTCCCTGATTCAACCGCCCACGAGTCAACGACGAACAAGTTTTCATCATCACCGAATTCGACCTGACCAGTGCTCGAAGCAAGTTTCCAGTTCCACACCATGAAGACCTCCTAGAAGCCAGTCCGACGACGTTCCGATGCTCGCTGCCCTGAGTAGACGTCGATCTCCTCGTTTGCGACCACGCGGGCGCGCGTCAAAATCGACCCATCAGCATCAACCAGCGTCACTGCAGATGGGAATGCCGAAGACCGCGCATCGCTAGGAACAGAGACCAGGTGACTCACTGCGGTATCAATCCGCCCAGCAATCGTGCTGTCAGCAACACCTTCAAGCAGACCAAGCCCGACCATCTTCCCGACCTCGTCACGGAACACCCGTGAAGGCGAGTGGATTCCAAGGAACTCCTTGACTCCATCGAGCATCGCCCCGCCCACGTTTCGAACTGCGGAGACCGCATTCCCGATCATTGAGCCAACGCCATTAATCAGGCCTTGGATCATTTGCTGCCCGACCGAGAAAAGCAACGACCCCAGCCCAGAAAGAGTGGAGAGGATCTGACCCGGCAACGTGCGCACCGTCGAGACGACGTTGAGAACACCCTGAGCCACGGCTGTTACCGCCGACTGCCAAGCCATCTGCGCAACAGCGGAAATCTGGCTCCACATCGGATTCCAGACGGCAGCCACCGCCTGCATACCTTGGCTGACCGCGGCAACAATTCGCTGCGAGTCGCCAGTCACGAGACCGACAATGAACCGGAAGGCCGACTGGACAATGTCACCGGCAGCCTTCCAACCCAATGAAAAGTAGGAGACGACCTGTGCAATGAAAGTCGATACTGCGGCAACGATCTTGTTCCCGGCATCTTGGACTTGAGCGATGAAGAAGCCGACGACGAGGCCTGTGTACCAAATTGCTTGCCACATCTCAGCGATCGGCCCTTGCAGTTCCCGAAGGCTGTCTGCAAATCCAGTCACATCAGCGCTGCCCGTGAACAGGTCCAACAAAGCAGTCATTCCGCCTAGCAGATCTGTGATGTACGGCGTCAATTCTTGAATAAGATCCGCAAGCACTGGCGAAAGCTCGGCCAGCAGGTTCGTGATCGCAGGGATCAACGGAAGGATCGCCACAAGCAGATCCGCGAACGCAGGCGCAAGCTCAACCACCGCATCAGCAAGGGACTGTGCGATCTCCGGAAGACGCGGCCCAATCGCTTCACCCAGCTCACGGAACGCCTGCCCCAGAGCACCCCCGATTAATGACGCTGCTTCACCAATGACAGGCATGATTGGTGCCAACGTGTTGAGAAGCTGAGGTATTGGGCCGTTCTTGACGGCTTCCGTGATCTTGTCGAACGACTCGAGGAATCGGTCGCCCATCCCGTCGATATTGAACAGTTCGGAGAGACGTGCGTTGATGCTGTCCACCCAGGGCCGAAAGCGTTCTGCAAGCCCATCCAAGATGACGGTGACCTCATTGAAGAACGTCTTAGCTCCCCCAAGACCGTCCTCAACAAACACGAGCCCCAGGCGTGAAAGAGCAGCCCGCATATTTGCAAACGCGCCCCGAGTGGTATTGCCCGACTCGAGCGCAGCCCCACCGACGTTGTCTTCAAGCGCTTTCCTGAAACGCTCGGCATCAACCTCGCCCTTCGTGACCATCTTCGACATCTCTTCAGCAGTCACGCCGTACTCATCTGCAAGCATCTGAAGAATCGGGATGCCGCGCTCCGTCAGACGGTTCAGATCCTCGGTCTGGGCTTTGCCCTTCGCCTGGACCTTGTTAATGATGTCGCCCATCTCCTCCATGGAGACGCCGGCGATAGTTGCTGCGTCGGCGGTGAGACGGAGATACTTTTCGAGTTCCTGACCTGGCTTGATGCCAGATGCAACCGCAGAAGCTGCCGTGGTCGCGGCGGCATCCAACCCAAACGCTGTCCCCTTGACCGACGCCAGCGCATTCGACATGATCGTCTCGACAGACTTCGTGTCATGCCCCAAGCCCTTGAGCTTGGCCTGCGCATCCTCGATATTCAGGGCACGGGAAATGCCGCCACCGACCGCGAGAGCTCCGACCGTTCCGGCGAGTGCAGCGACACCCAAACCGACCCGCTTGATGCCAGTCCCGACCTTTGCGAAGAAGCCATCAGTTTTCTTCTCCGACTTGCCCATAGCTGAATCGATCTGGCCTTCGACAGACTTGCCGAAGCCGCGTCCAGAGGGCAGCAACGTGACATAGGCAACACCAACCTCTTGCGCCATAAACACCTCCGAGGTGGGTCATGAGCAACCGGTCAATGTGAAGTTCTTAGAGCCCCAAGCGCTCGTTGAGGCGCTCACGGCGAGCACGCGACTCGCTGTCGTTCCGAGGGAGCACAGCCTTCGGTTTGCCTCGCTCCCACGGCCGGTCGACGGGCTGGGGCATGGGCTGGTTCTTGCCGCGATTCATGACGAGCTTTACGTCGAGATCGTTGTAAAAAGCGACCTCATCGGGTGACGGCACATAAGACCATCCGGCCAACGACGCGAAGGTGTGAGACGTGTGATCGTTCAGAATTCCGTCAACGAGAGCCATCATCTGCTCCCACGAAAGTTCCTGGCGGTCGATCCGGTCCACGCCGAAACCGACCCGCGTCATCAAGTCATACTCGAGCGCGGGCCGGTGATGGGCGTAGACGACGACCGCTAGGAGTGCGCTTTTGGGTCGTAGCCCGTGACCTCCGCAGACTGGCGCAGCCATTCCGTCATCACAAGCTGCAAGTTGTCTTCATCGAGTCCCGCAATGTGACGGGTGGCGTCGGGGAACGCATCAGCGAGCGTTTGGATGAAGAACGACCACGCTGAAGCAACCTCAGCCTCAGACATCTTGCGGCCCGACTGCAGCTTGTCCCAGAAGATCGCGAACGCGGACATGACGCCCATCGGTACGCCCCTCTGCCCAAGCACAGGCAGACGAAACAGCACCTTGCCGTCACGCCCGAAATCGACCATCTCTACCGTCTCAGCGTTCTTGCCAAGTTCAATCATTGGAGCAACCCTTCAAAGAATGTGAGCAACCATTACGGGGAGAACCCGTGGGCAGGCGGTTGCAAGTACCTGCCCACGGGAGATTTGGGCTACTCGCCGTCTTCCTCTTCCTCGGCAACAAACCCCCATGCCTTGAAGTGGTACGGGGATGCAGCAGCCCCTCGGAAGGTGCGGAACGTTGCGGCGAGCGCGAGCAGCGTCGTGCGGTTGAACGTGATTCCCTCACGCTCGGAGATCTGCACGTTCGGGTAGTGGACCAGTACGAGGCGTTCCTTCTGGTCAAGCCCAACTGTGACTATGTCGTACCGCTTCGACGCCGCAGCGGTCGTCACGGTGATCGAGCCGTCAGTCGCGACCGTCGTGTCGAAGTACGCCTCAGCCGTGGTCTTGTTGCCCTCGAGCCCAGCAAACGCGACCGTCCAGAACCCTGGATCAGACTCGGCAACCAGAACGTCACCGTTGTGTCCGGTGAGCTCGGTAGTGTCGCCGGCGTTAGGTGCCAGCGTGAAACCGTCGTCGGAGTAGTAGCCGATCTGGGTTGCGGCGTTCGTTGGCGTCCAGTCAGGTCCAGTCGGAACATCAGTGGTGCCAGCTTCACGAATGAAGATCGCACCATCCTTAATGAGACGCGCGAGATTCGGGTCGACCCCCGACGTCAGGTATGCAGGTTTAGCCATCACGGCCCCTTTCAACAGAAAAGCCCCGCACTAGGCGGGGCGAGAACAGGAGTATCGGTTAGGTAGCAACCTCGAGCAGCACAGTCATGTACTGGTACTCGATGCGCGTCACCTCATCAGCGACACGGAGCGGGCCGGACTGGATCTCGGCGGACAGGATCACTTGGGAGGTGGCAGGAGCAGATTCGAGCGCAGCGCCGGCAGCGGCGCAAAGATCGAATGCGTCACCAAGATCCGCGCTGCCATCTTTGCGGACCGACCAAGCTTGCACACCGACCCTGCAATACCGAGACAGTGGCGTGACGCGCTGTTGAAGATCGGCACGGGACACAAGCACTCGGTATGGTTTCGCCTTCTCCGGCTTCACCAATTCCACCTGTTCAACCGATCCGAGCACATCGAGTATGGCCGCATCGATATCAGGAGTGTTCGTAACGAATCCTGGCATCAGACACCACCAAGTCTGCGGGAGAGGGTGCCGTTCTTTGCCTCATCGCTCATGCGCCCATAAGCGCGAGCGCGGGCTCGAACTCCGTCTGAGGCGATATCAGTTTCTACATCCCCACCGAGCGTCTCTCGCAGAAGTGCCGCTGTCTCCGCACCCATCAAGACTTGTTCGCGAAAGTTCTTGCGGTTGAGAACAAACTTCACTCTCTTCGCCATTAAGGAACCCCTTCGAACGAATCTTTCAACACAACAACAAGACCACCGGCACCATGCCCCCGCCACTCAGCAGCTTCGGCGTTGACCTCATACTCGCGCCCCCGAACACGCAGCAGATCATCTGCAGACACGTCCGGCCATAGATTCGGCCAGTACAACGTCGGTTCCACCACTGATGGCTGCCGCCCGACCTCGACAGCAGGGATCACGTGCCGCGGGGCGTAGAGCGCCTTCGGCAAGTCAGATTCCGTGGTGTCGTAGATCGGTTGGTTGTAACGATCCCGCCCGGTCTCGACGCGGCGGATACGAGTTACAGGGTCGATTCCGTCCATGGCAACACCCCCGAACCAGGCGGCGCGGTGTCGATCATGAACGCCTTCTGCTTGCCGCACCCGAGAAGCTTCCGGTCAGACTTCGTGATGTAGAGATCACCCATTGGGTTCTGGAAGGACCGCTGCTGTGAGAAAGGGCCGGCCGTCCCCATGATCGAAGACACCCCGCTCAGATCCCCCGAGTCGCCTTCACCGCTCGCGATCATCGCGCGCTTCACCATCTCGCACGACACGATCTTCCGAGACGCAAGCTGAGCCTCAGTGGGCGGGTCAGCCGGGGAACACTCAGCATCCAAACGAACCTGAGCATCCCCCAGCAAAACCCCCGCACGGGTCTTCTCCGTGGCCGAGAGGGTGCGCCACCGCGCCTCTAGATCAGTGACCGTCGCATACGCCATGACGCACCCCCATCACTCGGTTTTCCTCGGGCGGCCAGGCTTCCGCTTAACGGGAGCCTGCTTGGGATCCGGCTTTCCCGGAACCCGCCACCCCTTTTGGAGAAGCACGTCAGCTAGCGGCTGGTCGACGGTCGCCACAGTTCCCGAAGGAGAAACGACCGCCACCATCACGCGCCCTCGGTGTACTTCACGAATGCCTCGGTGTCATGCACAAGCCAACCGAACTCGGCCTCCGCGCGAACTGCAACCAAGTTGTGCTCCCACAGCGAAACGAGTTCGCCGTCGAGCGTGACCGTTGCCTGGGTCGACACGTCGTAGGAGATGCCACCAACGACACCCCAGACAGCCTTGCTCCAGTCGCCGCCGAAACCGACGATGCTGCCCGCAGCGACGCCGTCGCCAATGAACGACGGGCGGCCCAGAAGACGACCCTGACGCACAGTTGCAGCATTCTCGACAGTGGGGCTGTCAATGAACAGCGGGCGGCCATTGGCGTCCACAGCGCCGTTGAACACGGGCTCCGCGATGGAATCCCATGCGCTGCCAGTGAATCGCTTCTTGTCATTGACTAGAAGCGCCAGGCCTGCATTCACGTCAGCGAAGATGCTGCCTGCAGCAGTAGCAGCCGTGCCGAGCTCCACAGCCTTCGTCGTTGCAGCGATGTTGTTGCCCGTGCCGAAAGGGCTTGCGGTCCCGTGCAGGGCTGCGGCATCGAACGCCACCGCGAACGCTTCCGCAATGTCGGATCGCAGATCCTGGATGTAATTCGCCGGGTTCGCACGGACGACCTCAGCCGACACGACGGAGATCGCGGCGATCTTGTGCGGCTTGATGGTCTTGAGGGTCTTCCCGCCAGCGGTGGTGGGTTTCTGCCCGCCCTCAGCGACCCAGCCCGCGGTGGGCTTCGAGGTCGTTACGGGGATCTCCTGGCCATTGATGCCGAGCGGCACCTGGCGTACAAGCTGCTGCACGACGGACTGCTTGCGTGCCTCATCGAAATAGGCCTGCGCCTGGTCGGGCTTAAGGAACCCAGCGAACTCGCTGGTCTTGGTGGGTGCGGTCTGAGCCATCACCATCTCCATTCAGTAAGTGGCACCTTTAGATGCCGAGTACGTTTTTCAATGCGTTTTCGATCCCGTCGCCGTTGAGCGCCGTGTTCGGGCTCTTACCTTCTTCGGGATCGAACGGAGCCCATGCGCCCTTGCGCTGCGGCTCCTCGGTAGTCGGGGTCGTGATGAGCTTCGCGAGCTTCTCTGCCTTCGCCTCGAGCTCGGCTTCGTCTGCGCCCGTCAGCAGGTCAAGGTGGTCCTCACCAATCCCATGCTTCGCTGCGATCCGGAGCCGTGCAGCCTCGTGCTTAGACGCCGCAAGCTCGCGCTGCGCAGCCTCGGCTGCCTCCGTCGCTCGCTGCAGCTCGCTCTTCTCGGCGTCCTTCAGCTTCTGCAGTTCCTCAACTGCGCTGAAGTTCTCCTTCGCGCGGCCCTCCCACTTTCGGGCTTCGGCCTTCCAGTCGGTCTTGTCCTCCTGCGCGCCCTGCGGCTCCACAGCCGGCTGCTCGACCGGCTCGGTTACTTCGCTCATCGCTTGTTCCTTCCGTGCGGAATCGACCACCAGCCCCGTGCGGGGCAGAAAGTCATTTGTTATGGGTTACCCGCCATGCGGCGGGGAGATTTAGAGGGGCGGGAACACCCCATCTGTGTACGAGTCAGGAAACATCCGTCGCATCTCTGAAGCGATCAACTTCATGTCGCCCGAACCAGTCGCCTGACGCGCAGCCATGTATTGGTCGTAGAGAGCGTCGGGGTCATACCCATCGATATGCGCCGCGTCCTTGTCGAACTCAGCCACCACTTGGCAATCGCAGTCATCGTGATAGTGTTCGCGCGCGATGCCGGCAGTTTCACGCGTGAGATAAACGAACCCGCGGCTTGCGAGCATCGAGCACCATGCGCACGTCTTCGCACCAGTCGGCACCCGTGCGAAACGCGGCCGTGCCCTATCTCGGCCAGCGTTCCTGGCGATAGTGTCGCGTGAGCCGTAAAGCACGAACCTCTGCAGAGATCCAGACAACAATGCGAGAGTCTGTGCGGGATCGTCACCGAACAGGCTCCCTGATGCATAGCGAACGGAACCCTCAACCTGAGTGTGACCGACCGCATCGCCAAGCACGGCAGCATACCTGCCGCCAACCTGCGATGCCCGCTGCGCTTCGTACCACTCAGCAGCCGCAGTTGCAGCCGCGTCTCCGTACTCTTGCGCGAGCATCGGCATGAACTCGAGCAAAGCGTCACGAGCCAGCTCAGGCCGCGTTAAATCGAGCCCGAAAAAGAATGCCTCAAGCTCAGCACGTGCGAGCTCGACCACACGGGACCCCAACGCGGCAAGCTCGTTGAGATCCCGTCGAGTAGTCATCAGACCTCCTGCGGGTCAGCCACCACACCCTGAGTAAGCAACTGCCGCGCTGAAGCCCGACGTCGGGTGGCCTGCATCGAGTCGATCTGCTGCCGGTCATAACCCAACATCTCAAGCGCTTCATCGGTTTCCGCAAGCCACGGGAACGACGACACCTGCTTCGTCACCGCGTCAGACGCAGACACCACAGACGGCAAAGCCGGGTTGCGGAAGTGCGGGCGAATCTGCCGGTACACCTCACGAGCCGCCGGCGAGTCATCGTGAATGCGCAGAGCACCCACCACGAGACGCTTCCAAGCGGGAGACACCGTGTCCGTGAACTCCTTCGCGTCCAGGACGAGGTCTTCCTTCGCCTCGATGATCGCGTCCGCAGACTCCGGGTTGTCCTGCACAATGCCGAACGAACGCGGCGTCATGTTGAACTCAGACGACACCAACGATGCAAGCTGTCGGATCTGCGCGAAATGCGGTTCGAAGGACTGCTGCGAGAACTGACCCACCGATGGTAAATCACCGTTCTCGTCACGACCAACTGCGAACATACGGCCAATGACAGCCTGCCATGCGGGGATGGGCTTGCCGTCTGGCCCGATGAACGTATCCTCATCAACGCCAAGCGCGTACCGCTGGGGGGCCGAGAAGAACTCCGCCGACACCTCGGAACGCAACAGGGTACGAACTCCGGAATCCGTGAGCGCCATCACGGCGCGAGAGATTCGAGACTTTCCAAAGGGTCGCGACAGCGAGGGCTTGTGAGGCAGAACCTCAACCGGCATCCCGAGATCGTGCCGCATTCCCTGCACATCCCATCCTTCAGCTGTTCTGCGAAAGGCCACTACCTCGCCATAGCGATACAGGTTGAACCGCGACACTTGCCCGGCATCATCAGCGTCAATGACAGATAGCGCCGATGAGAGACCGCGGCGTCGGGCATCCCACTTTCCGGTAGCCCATTCCGCAGACTTCAAAGAAATCACGGCTTCGGGTTCGCCCGCATCAGCGTCACCCGCCTGCACAAAACCGAAAACGCAAGACGCCACAGCAGCATCCGTATGAGCCATACGCGACTCAACACCAAGCCGGTTGTCATCCCAAACCGCAGAGAGGCCGATCGACTCAGCATCAACACCGGCCGGCGTAGTGAACCCATCCAGGACGGACCGCTTCACCAGCCCCTCGATGCCCTTCGCCGACCAACCGATCACCGTTTCGATATTCCGAAGCTGCGGCGGGATCGCGATACCGAGATCCTTCAGCCCAGCCTTGTAATCGAAGTACCGACGCCTAACTAGGTTCCGGTACTGCTTCTTCTGCAACTGACTGAACAGCACAGCAAGCTCATCCCGATACTCATCCGGAAGACCAGACACGAATGGCATAGAAGAAACCATCATCGCAACACCACCGCCCTTGCCTTCCGCCCCGGACGACGCTTTGTCGTCAACGCAGCCCAAACCGCCACAGAAACCGCCTCAATCGGCGTTTCATCACCACCGGGAACAGTCACATCCCAACTCCACGAACCAGCCGTGCCGCGCAGTTTCTTGTCACACACAGCAACCGACCGATCCAGGAGATCCTGGTTCGCCGACTCATCCGCCGAATGCGTCACGGACTTGTCACGCATCCCCGTCTCGTACATCGAGCACGCCGTGAAATACTCAGGCGAGTTCAAGATGTGCACCGCCTTCCGCGGCACACCCAGCTCAATGAGCTTCCGAGACAGCACCTCAGCATGAGAACGACCAGAAATCGCATACAACGCCGTCTTCTCACGCCGGTTTTCCTCCGCGAGCCACGCTGCCAGCGCATCAAGCCCGGAAGACATGTGACCAGAGAACCCGTCCACAACCTCCGCGTGCGCCCCGTCAGCATGTTTCATTCCGCCAGCAACCGCAACACGCTTACCATCGAGCGAGAACGTCACTCCAAACGTGCGCACCTGCTCAGCAGAGCGCAACGCAGCTACCTGCTCAGAGTCACGCCCCTGGCGCTCCCACAGTTCAGCAGAGATCAGACGCGAACCGGAATCATCCGAATCCCAGATGCCCATCGCCTCACGCAGCCACGACTCGACCGACGGCAGATTCTTGCGAAGACGCAACATGGAACGCAGCGGAGTGCGGTGAGGAAATGACGGGTTCGCCTTCTCCCACTGCTTCCGGTCGTCCGGGTCCGCATCCCGGTCGGCCGAACACTCAATGTAGACCGCATCGCACTCTACGTTGGGATCTTCCTTGCGCAGCGCTTCAAGCTCAAGTGCCTCACGCCTGCGAGCCTTGAACGCCTCGCCAGGGTCAATCGGGCGTGGTGGCGTGCCCATGAAGAAGAGCAGTGCTCCATGCTCGTGCCGCGACTGGTTCGTCGCGGCAACCATGTCCTCGAGAGCCTTCTCGGTGAGAATCTGCGCCTCATCGAACACTTCAACGTCGACCTCATCGAAACCTCTACCAAAGCCCTGCTCTCGAGCACCGAACATGATGATCGAACCGTTGGTGAAGTGAATCTCCTGCTCGCCATTGACGGTGCGGATCTTCTCAACGAACGGCGCGACACTCTTCTTCTTCGCGAACCCCTGCAGAGAAGCAAACGTCTTCGATGTCGTGCGCGTCCGGTGCGCAGTCCACAACACCGTGAAATTCGGGAAGATCGTGCACAGCGCGAACACGATGCGGCCGATCATGTACGTCTTCGCAACCTGGCGCGGGATACTCAACGTAATCCCACCCACGGTCGCCGCATACTCGCCTGACGGCCGCTTACCCAACATCAACTTGCCAGCACCCTGCTGCCACTCATCGAACGAGTCACCGAACTCACGAATCCTGGCATACACCGCCGGCCAACCCGTCGAAACAATCCCAGACGGCATCACCACATGCCGAGCAACCTCAGATAGCTTGCGAGTCGAACGCTTCGTCTGCGGTGTCGGCTGCATCAGTGGCCTCCTCCGCCTGCTGGCGCTTCAAAGCTTCGATCTCCTTAGAGATCTCGATCTGCCGTCGCGTCAATGCCGCCAAATCCCGCGCCGAAGTGTTCTCGTTATCGATTGCGCGGGCAATCACCCGACGCATCTGCACTAACTCGTCCACCCGTGAACCCTCATCAGCAGCCTCAAGTACCGACCGGATTGGCTTCTTCGCGGTATCCCCTGGCTCCACCGCACGCAATTTCGTACCCATGCGGCATCACCACCTACAACGAGATACGGTTTCCTGTGGTCAAAATGAAACGCTGACGCGTGTAACGCTCGTGGCGACCCTGCCACTTTTTCGATCCTGCTGACTCTTCAGAAGCAACAAAGACGTGAACGCCGTTGCCCGACACTGACCTCTCCACGAACAAGACCCGCTCAGGAATCAGCGAGATCAAATCACGCGCCTCATCATCAGTCACCTTGTCGAAGTCGTAGCAGCCGAGCCCGCCACCCAGCATCACGCCAAATCCATTACCAGCGGATGAAAGGCGAACGTCAGCGAAATAAGACCAAGTGCTCGAGTCGTTCGACTTCGCCGGCGAACCATCCACCGCGATCGGCCGCTTCCCATCAGCACGAACCCAGCGACGCCCCGAAGTGAGCTCGCTAGGAAACCCAAGAGACTTCTTCTCCCGCCGATTGCCAGCAACACGGCAACGAGTCGAGCAGAAGCGCGCATCAATACGAACAGTGACCATCGTCCCGCCGCAATTCGCGCACCGCTTATCCATGCATCAAGGATACCATTTGTTACGGATAAATGGCGGATTTTCAATGAATTTGAAGCGCGTGAATGACGCGCCAATCCAGACGCCCGCCTACCGCATCGAGGGGTAAAAAGACCCCACCCGACACGCGAAAACCCGCCACAGCCGATCACAGTGACAGCCAGAGCGCACCAGCACCGTGTGGAAAAAATGACGGGGAGAGATAGCCCTATGCACCTGGGGAGGGCTGGAAGGGGGCAGGGAGGGGGTCTGGGGCACGTGTGGTTTTGCCAGCCGATCCGTTCAAGAGATCTCCTATTTCGCCGTTTACCAGTCAATGAGTGTCGTCGTTGACACGATCGAACGGTTGCGGTTGTCTCGGCTCAGCTCGTCAGGTGTGCGGTTACCTACCCACTGGTTGCATGCTCGATGTGTGAGTGTGGTGTTGCTGAGCTCGTAGGGTGATCCTCCGCGCGATACGGGGATGATTTCGTGGATCTCTGGGCTCTGGGGTAGGCGTGGTGGGAGTGTTTTGTCGACGGGGGTGTGGCACAACCAGCATGTGGTGTCGCGTGCGTACACCCTCGCCTGTGTTTGGTTGCGTCGGTGCCCGTTTTGTCGGCGTGGGTTGCTCTTGTGGGGGTGCCCCATGTTTGTTGACACCCCCTGCGCTTTTAAAGGGTCGGGGCCATGCAAAAGCCCCCGGCACCTTGTGGGTGCTCGGGGGCCGCTCTAGCTCTCTGGCTAGGGTGCTGTGCTGCTTGCTCCGCCTGCGATCATGGCGATGATCCAGAAGAGGGTGACGGCTGCGATGATCGCGAGCGTGGTGTATCCGAGCACAAGTCCGGTGATTGCCTGCCCCTTACCTACTCCGACCTTGGCGACCGCGTTCTGGCCTACGTGCCCGAAGATGACTGCGAGCAGTGCGGGAAGGAACCCGAAGAACGCTGCTGCGATACCAACGATGGGCAGTGGCGCCCAAATCCCGATAACGAGGGCGATGATGCCGAGCACCAGCGCGGTGACGGCCATGCCGTTGGACGGCGGCTTGACTACCTGCTGGTAGACGTACTGCTGCTGCGGCTGCTGATAGGTCATACCTGAATGCTACCTGTGCGCTTACCTACGCACTAGTCGCACGAGCGGCTGTATGCCTTGTCGTCGTCTTGGCAGTATGCGTCTGCCGCACTGGGTGACTCGTATGGTCGCCTGCAGTAGGTGCACTCAGTCACAGTCGGCCCCAATGTCCTCAGCGTCTTCGAGCAGCCAGGCACCCTCGTCTTCGGGTGGTGCTTGCTGGTTGAGCATCCGGATCAGGGTTTGCATCAGTGCCTCCCTATTCCTTGGGCCAGTTGGCCGAGTTGAACGGGCTCGTCTTCCAGGCTTCCTGATGCCACCTGCGCCTGCGAGTGATCTGGTCATGCACCTGCTTGGCAACCCATACGCGCCAGTTGATCCGTGAACCGGCTTCGATGTCGAGCCAGCATCCGTCCACGAGGCAGTCGGTGCCGTGGTCCCAAGCGAAGACTCGCGGCAGGAGAGCACAGAGCCCGATAGCAGCGAGGATCATTCCCCAACCGGATACAACACCGATCCAAAACACGACCGCCTCCATACCCAAGGTTGTGCGCCTACCCTTGGGTAAGCGCTGGTCTGGTTACAGGATGGTGAGTGATCCGAGGTCGAATCCGTCTGGTGTGATGTCGAAGATGAGTACGCCGGGGTCGGAGTCTCGTCCTGCGGTGTTGCGGTACCAGTCGGAGCCGTTGTCGAGTGTGGGTGCGCCCATGCACCACCGCTGCTTGCCGGTCGTGGGGTTTCGCCCAGCGACGTTCATCGAGAAGCTGTGGTAGTGGCCGTGGACCAGTACATCTGCGGTAGCGACGGCTTGTGCGCCGAACGTTTGCTTCTCCCACCATGTGACTGCTTGTCCGGGTCCGAACTGGTTTCCGTGGACGAGGCCGACGCGGGTTCCGTCGATGTCGATCGCAGCGGATTCGTCGTACTCGGTTGAGGCATGGAATGTGACGTCGTGGCCGGCCGCTTGGGTGATCTTTGCTACCTGCTGGTGCATGAACAGTCCGAGGTCGTCGCCTGGGTTTCCGAGGTTCTGCTTCCCGTTGCGCCACGCAGCGTGGTTGCTGGGCACTGCGAGAACATCAACGTGTCCGTGCGGGAGCATGACTTTCAGCCATTCCATGAGCTCGGTGCCGTAGAGGTCGAGCTGTTTCGTCAACGAGAGGTCGTTGGTGAACATGGGGTTGCCGCCGGATTCGAACCCTTCGATGCCGTCGCCGCCGTCGAGAAGTACGCACGCTTTCGGGTTGCGCTGCTCGAGTGCTTGGGTGAGCTTCTGCCGCTTCTCGATGCTGCGTGCAATGAGTTCTGGTGTGCCGCCGCGGCTCGCTGTCTTCCCCACTTGGGGGTCGCTCCACACGACAACCGTAGTCCGGTCCGTGCGCGCGTGCTCTGCGGCTTCTACGATCTCGTGTGCGGCCGCGTACAGTGCGGGCAGGTCGAGGTAGTCGATCTCTTGCTTGCGTTGGAAGCGTGCACCATACGAGTACAGCGTCACCGTTGAACGGGTGCCATCCTCGAGGCCTTTCGACTGCTGCCACGCCTTCATCGTGACGCTGTCGTCAACGATGACGAAGTCATCAGGGTCACGATTGAACAGGCGGAACACGTCACTGAAGTCAGTGAGTGGTGTTTCGCTCTGGTAGCCGGTGAAGCTTCCCGTGTCTCCCGTGATTTGGAACTCAGTCGCTCCGGTGGTGGGTGTCTGCTCGTGGTTCGCTTTCGCGGCCGATGCTGTCACACGCAAACGTTTACGCGCTCGCCGCACTGATGCTTCGTTGCATCCGAGTTCACCCGCGATGGCGACGTTCGACCATCCGGCGGCGGCGAGTTCCTGCACGCGTGTGTCATCGATTTGTCCAGGATGGTTCGCCAA